CCACGTTGACCAACTCGCCAGTCACCGGGAACCCAACCAAATGGGTTCCGATTGACGACAATGGCACCACGCGCTACATCCCTTGCTGGTAAGGACCGACCATGAGCGTCACCCCAACCGTTCTCGTCCCGCCTCTTCAGATGCAGGCGACGCAGACCACGCAGTACAGCGTGCCGGCATCCACCAGGGCCATCATCGACAAGGCCACGGTGACGAACACCGACACGGCAAGCCGCACGTTCTCGGTCAACCTCGTCACCACAGGCGGATCGGCCGGCAATGCCAACCTTGTCATCGACGACCGCGCTGTGGCGCCTGGCGAGACCTACACTTGCCCTGAACTGGTCGGCCAAGTGCTGGAGGCCGGGTCGTTCATCTCAACCATCGCATCGGCAGCCACGGCGCTGACGCTGCGTGTCAGCGGAAGGGCTATTACATGATTTTCAGCGGGATCCCTGAGTCCGAGCCGTTCATCACGGCGGCCGAGAATCGCAAGAACACGCAGACCGTCATCCGCGACTGGATGCTCGGGCCTGAGAAACCGTCCAACGAGCGCGGGGCCAACAAGCCCTACTGGATGGCGCTGGGCAAGGCCATGCAGGTCGATGAGCGTGAGGCTCGTCGCCGTCGATGCTCCAACTGCGAGTATTACGACAATTCCACGCTGACCCAGGCCAAGATGGAGGCCATCCCGTGGAACGACTGGGACGTCGGCGCAGGCTTCCGTGGCTACTGCAACAAGTTCGATTTCATCTGTCACGACATGCGCGCTTGCCAGGCTTGGGAGGAAAAGGAGTACGAGGAAGATTAAATGGTGCAACCTTGATGTAATTTTCGCTTTGCTTTTAGGTACGCAGCATGCGCAAGCTCAGGTGTGTCAAACAGTCCAAGGTATGCGTCTTTTCTGCCCGGATGGCTGATACGGGCTTGCCAACGATTGCCTTTCCTGCTTACACCAAGCAACCCACATCGGTTATCAACGCGCGCCCCGCGCTGGTTTTGCTGGTTGACGCTTATCGACACATTTCTCAAATTTGCAAGTCGGTTGTCAGCACGGCTTCCATTGATGTGGTCGATCTGCCCGTCAGGCCATTCGCCGTAAACGTATAGCCAAGCCAATCTATGATTCAAATAGCATCGACCGTAAATTTTTGTTTGCAGATACCCATAGCTATCCGCGTTTCCTGCGCTAGCTCCAGCAACTGCGCGGCCTCTTGATACGCGCCAATGAAACACACCGGTTTCGGAGTCGTACGAAAGAAGCTCGCGCAAGCGTTCTTGAGTGACCATGCCGCACCTCATCAGAGTGGGAAGCCATCGAAGGGTGCAGCAAGCGGTGATGAGTCGCCTGTCCCCCGTCGGGTAAGCTGCGGGGCTATCGTAACATGGTCGAAGGGTCTACAATGAGCGCGCCGAGTTCATGGCTACCGGCGGCCGCTGAGGACGCCATGACAACCTCGCTGCGCCAGCATTTCAAGCCGCTGATGCTTCCGCCCGCTGCGGAGGAGTGGCTGCTCATGCTTTGGCAAGCCATCCAAGTCTTTGATGACTACGCGGACGGCGACGAGGTGCAGCGCGATGCGCTGAATGCGACGATCTGGAACACGCTCGTCGCCATGCCTCAAAACCCGTTTTTCACCCAGCATGCTGGCACCCTGTTGCCGTTGCTGTCGGCCATGATCTTGAAGTGGCAGGCGTCTGATCACGTCGAGCGGCACAAGGAGGCGTCAGCCAAGTCCTATATGTGGCGCGCTGGCTACTACGAACTGGTGCTGGCAGCCGTTCAACTGGTGCATGGCCCGGCCGCTGCCACAGCGGTCGCGCATCAGGTGCTAGGCATGTACGGCGAGACGCTTGAAGATTACATGAAGGAGTTTGGCAATGCCTAACCCAATCGTTGCCATTGCTGGCTCGTCTTTGGCGGGTGGATTACTGCAATCCAGCGCTGCCAAGTCAGCCGCCAGAACCCAAGCCGGTGCAGCCGAGGCCGGCATTGAGGAGCAGCGGCGTCAGTTCGACGAGATCCAGAAGCTGCTGGCGCCTTACGTCCAGGCTGGACAAGGCGCGATTGGCGGCTTCCAGCCGTTCCAAGAGGCTGGCGCGCAGGCGTTCGATCAACAGCAGGCGCTGGCCGGGTTGCAAGGCCCCGAGGCCCAGCAGGCGGCCATCAGCCAGATCGAGTCCAGCCCGTTTCTTCAGTCGCAGATTGAGCAAGGTGAACGGGCGTTGCTGCAACGTGCAGGCGCTACCGGCGGCCTGCGAGGCGGCAACGTCCAGGCTGCGCTGGCGCAGTTCCGGCCGCAGATGCTTCAGCAGGCTATCGAGCAGCAATACGGGCGGCTGGGCGGCTTTGCCGGCACGGGGCTGGGCGTCACCGAGGCGCTGTACCGAGGCGGCCAAGCGTCGGCGACTGGACAAGCTTCGGCCGCTGGCTCGTTGGGCCAAGGCGTGGCCGGTTTGCTTCAGCAGCAGGGCGCAGCCCGCGCCGGTGGCCAGCTTGCAGGCGCAGCACCGTTTGCCAACCTGCTGAATCTCCCAGGCCAGCTTGCAGGCATCAACTACGCTCGCACTGGCGAGTTCGGCTTCGGCAACCTGTTCGGCGGGGCAGCGCCTATGACTCCCGCAACGGGCGGCATTCCCAGTGGAATGATTCCCGCTGGCGTAGGGTTCCCCGGCTAAGGATAGATCATGGTCCAGCCTATCCAGTACCAAATCCCCGGCGTTTCGCCTGACCCGTTCGCTGGCGTCCTTCAGGGCCTGAAGATCGGCAGCTCACTGGCTGAGATGGACGCCATGCGCGCGCAGCGTGCGTTGCAGCAACAGCAGCTCCAGCAGCAGATTCAGCAGCGCCAAGCAGCGATGGAGCAGCAGCAGCGGTTTCAGCAAGCGCAGCAAGACTTGCTGACCAAGGTGCGCAACAAGACGGCGACGTTCGCTGACTACCAGCAGGTCGCCTCAATGGGCGACAAGGACCAGGCTGCGTCTTCGCTCAACTTTTTCAAGGAAATGAACGCACAGCAGCAGTCTGAATTGCTGCGCGACAGCTTGGAAACGATGGCTGCTTTGGAGGCCGATCCAGCCATTGGCGTGAAAAGGATGCGCGAAAAAGCCGCCGCACTGCGCAACTCTGGCCAAGAAGCTGAAGCCAAGCGCATGGAAGATGCTGCTCGTTTGGCTGAATTGAATCCTGAAGGCGCAGTCGCAGTGACTGGCGTCATGCTGTCGTATTTGCCGGGTGCCGACAAGGCAGTTGAGGCTTACACGAAGCTGCGCAATGAACGACGCGCAGCCGAGTTGCAGCCTTTGAAGTTGAGCGAGCAAACCGCCACAACGCTGATCAAGCAAGCCGAGGCCAAGTTCGCGCCCCAGAAGTTTGGCCTAGAGATAGACCTTACCCAGTCTCAGATTGCTCAAGCCCAAGCTGCACGTCGTGCTCAAGATGCTGCCGCTGCCAAGTCTGGAGCAGAGGCTAAGCGCGCGCAGGCTCAGGCTGATCAGATGTCGGCAGGCATCATTCCTGCTGACAAGCGGCCCGAAGCGGAGAGCAAGTTCCGCAAGGAATACAGCGACCAGACCAAGGGATACCAAGAGGTCAAGTCGGCCTACGGGCGAGTGCTGGCATCTGATGACAGCGCTGTCGGGGATCTTTCGCTGATCTTCGGCTACATGAAGATGCTTGACCCTGGATCTGTGGTACGCGAAGGTGAATTCGCCACTGCGCAGAATGCCGCAGGCGTTCCTGAGCGCATTGTGAACATCTACAACAAGATCATCAGCGGTGAGCGTCTGAACGATTCGCAGCGCAAAGCGTTCAAAGGTCAGGCAGAAAGACTGTTCAAGCAAGCCGGTCAACAGGAATCGGAAGTGCGTAGAGGCCTGGAGCGCATTGCCAAAGGCTACGGGCTGAACACGGCCAACATCTTCTTGGAGCCTGTGGAGTCGGTGCCGACTGCGCCAGAGAGAGCGCCTGCACCGCCTACACCGCCGCCGCCAGTCGCATCATCGGCACCAGTTGCCCCGACCCCTGAGATGCGACGTATGCCGCTTGAAGACATCTTCCGTCGGACAATGAGGTGATCATGGACGAAACCATCCTTGCATCTCAGATTGGTCAAGCAAGAAC